ACTTTAACTTTGTAATTAGCACCCAAGTTAGCATCTGTAGTTTTAAACCAAACAGAACCTGAAGGTCTTGTTTTTGTGTCTGCTGTCTTGAACGCTGGAACAGCCGTATGTGGAGCAATCTCTAACGCAGGAGCAAAGTAAGTTCCTGCTGTGATACCTAAGTCAGCTAACAATGTACCAGTTTGTCCAGCCGCAATGGAAATGGCGCCATCGTCGTCTGTTGAACCGTCAGTTGTTGAACTTCCGTCACTATAGATATAAAGTTTGCCGTCTACACTTTTCGCAGATACACCTGTGATTGCCGCATTAGTAATAGCAGTTACCATGTTAGCAACAGATGTTCCTGAAAGTGATACAGTACTTCCGTTAATAATAATTGTTTGTCCGTTAGTTAAAGTTGGATTAGCAGTTGATCCTTGTATTGTTGGCCAACTCTTAACCCAATCAGATGAACCAACTTTCACCCAAGCACCATCAGTATTTTTGTAGTATACTTTATTAGTTGTAGTGGTTGTAACAACAGCATAGTCGCCTACCTGTCCTACTGAACCTTTTGGTATTCCTGTATTTGCTTCACCTACTAAATTTGTTTTTGATGTAATTACTGTTGGAACTTTATTAGTAAATGACTGTCCACCTGTTACAGTTACAGCATTTCCGTTCCATTCAAAAATTCCATATTTTGTTAAGGCAGTATCAAACCAAAATGTTCCGTTTGATGGAGCCGCCGCCGGAGCAGTAGCACTTGGCTGAATCTCATTTAGGTCTATATCTGCTCTCGTAACAAAAGCTCTGTTTGCTACACCTAAGAAAGAATAAGCCGCTTGTAAACCATATTCGTTTAATTCGCCGCCGTTTATAGGGTTGTTATTGTTATCTGTTTCAAAGACTGGATCTCCGAACTTATCAGATAAGTCTCTTTGTGATGTAATTAGTTGTGGTATTCCAACGTTAGCTTTTGTAGTTCCACTGGCTGTACCTGTCCCTGCCGCGTTTGTTTTATCCTGTCTAGATACCACAAACACCATAGGAGTCATTCCCGGTTCAGCTGGGGTGTAAAAACTTTCGTCTATAACACTAACATTTACACCTGGTGATATTAATGATGCCATTTTGTTCTCCTGTATATCAACTGTTGTATGTATTTAGTCATCTTAATAAAAATATACCGGGAAATAACTTAATAAAAGGGGGCAAAAAGGTATGGTAAATACAGTATGCGTCCTTTATGTCTATATTGTAATCAAAGACCAGCCGCGGTTAACTACAAGAAAGCTGGAAAAACATATTATAGAAAACAATGTGAATCATGTCTTCATAACGGCAAAGGACATGGTATACCTACTTGGTATAAAGCAGGATATAGAATGAAAAGCGAATGTGATAAATGTGGTTTCAAAGGACATCCTCAACAATTTAATGTTTACCATATTGATGGCAATTTAACTAACACTCATTACAGTAATTTAAAAACTATTTGTGCTAATTGCCAGAGGCTTTTGCAGAAGAAAGGCGTAAAGTGGAAGCAAGGCGACCTCGTACCTGATTTTTAAGATCATCAATAGTTCCTTCATTATAAATGTTATGTTCAAAGGCTACTTTTGCCCAACGCCATTCACTTGGATGTACGTCTGTTGGCTCTATGTCTAAATCAACATATTGCCTAAACCAAAGTGGATCAGGACCACGTTTAACGCACCATACTTTTCCACCCATAGCTTGTATAATTTCAGCTTCGTTATTAAATCTTACATCAGGAATAACAAAATTTTTATCTGGATTTTCTAATATTTTCTTTCTTACAAAGCTCACCCATACACCATCAAAAAACCCATTACGCATACAATCAGTTCCGAACTCTTGTAATACTAATCTTGGAGTGATTCTGCGGCCTGTTTCTTTAGTCCAAAAGTCATCTTCTTGCTCTCGCCAAGATCTGCTTTCTGGTGTTTCACCTTCTAGCATTTGCCTATCCCAGTCAAACATTGTAGACACAGCATCTTTCAGCTTGTCGGCAAAACTTATTTTTACAAATTTGTGATCATCTACAAGGATATCAGCGACAGTACCTTTACCACTTCCAATGAGTCCACATAAACCAATTATCATAGTGAGTCCTTACGTAATAGTAGTTATTGTAACGTAAAAGTTTTAGATTGTCAAGTGGAATTTAACCAATTGTAAAGCTATATCCTGCGCCGCCGCTTACTTGTGTGGCTACTTCTGCTTCTAGCTTTTCAATTTCTGATTGTGCTTCTGTCTTTAAGGCATCTCCGTTCATGGAAGATCCACCCTGTGGACCAGCAATAGTGGCAAACTTACTACGTGCTTCACCTAGCATATACTTACACTTTGCGAGTGTATAATCTTTAATCCACTGTTGGGCAAGATAATCTTCAAGCAACTCAAAGTCTGGTCTGTAATTATAAGCGTACAGAAGTATTTCTTCATCTGCTCTTGGACGTTGTAAAATAGATAATTTCTTGGTAACAGTATTCCATTTGAATTCTATAAATGATCCAAACATTCTTCCAACCAATTCTTGAAATCCAGCAAACGCATTATAGGTTGCTAATCCGCCCATGTTAGAACTTGCTAACAAGTAGGTATTGGTGTATGCTAAATTGAATGGTTCAAACAGAGTACCTCCGTCGCCTCCGCCTGATCTAGAACCTATGCTTCTTCTAAAAACCTGTCTTACTTCAATTACTTCCTGCGGTAATGTATAATCATTTTGATCTATAACAAGTGGTAAAAACATGTAAGATTCTTCAACTGAATTATCTGATCTTTGCCTAAATTTAGATAGAGCCGCTGTAAGGGCAGTTTCGTAATGATCTGGATCTAATTCAACATCTATCATGCCTCCGCCTAAATTAAGCTCAACATACTTGAATACTTCCTGTTTTTTAGTTTTTAAATTAGTTGCCATATTCGTTCCTTGCTACAGTATTTATGCTCTGATAAATAGTTATGTTATGCCAAGACTCAGTTTATATAAACCCGAAAAGGGAAAAGATTATCAGTTTTTAGACAAGAACATTGAAGAGATGTTCACTATTGGTGGTACAGACGTATTTGTACACAAGTATCTAGGCCCTAAAAATCCTGCTACAGGAGAAGCTACAGCAGGTACTCCAACATATGACGCTATTAAAGAAACCAACATTCAGGACATGATTTTCCTAGAAAATAGAGATAGAAAATATGATCCAAATGTATATACAATTAGAGGCATCTATAATGTTGCTGATATAGATTTTGATCTTTCACAGTTTGGTTTATTTTTATCACAAGATATTGTCTTTATGACTGTACCTATTAATTATACAGTAAACGCATTAGGAAGAAAGATAATGTCAGGTGATGTCATAGAATTACCACATTTAAAAGATCCACATGCTCTAAATGACTTTGATTTAGCACTTAAAAGATTCTATGTAGTTGAAGATGTTAACAGAGCAAGTGAAGGATTTACACAAACTTGGTATCCACATTTATATAGATTAAAATTAAAACAAATAGTTGATTCCCAAGAATACAAAGATATACTTGATGCTAAAGCTGAAGAAGGCAGTGACAAAACACTCAGAGATTTACTGTCAACTTATAACAAAGAAAAAGAAATAAATGACGCTGTTGTTAAACAAGCAGAAGCAGACTCAGGTAAGTCTGGTTATGAAACAAGCCATTTATATACCCTTCAAGTTGATGAAAAAGGTGTAACAGAACTTGTAACAACAGATTCAAGCACACTAGATGCCAGTACACAGAATGAATTAGCAGATAGAATACATCAAACACCAGAAAGAGAAGGATATGAAGGTTATTTAATAGGGGATGGAATAGCACCAAACGGAGAAGCATTTGGTAGCGGAATTGGTTTTCCTACTGGTAGCGTAACTGGAGATTACTTTTTAAGAACAGATTTATTTCCTAATAGATTATTTAGATATGATGGCCAAAGGTGGGTAAAAATGGAAGATAATATAAGAGTTAACCTAAGCAATACTGATACTAAACAAACACAAAGAAGTTCGTTTGTTAATAATACAGCAACTTCAAGCATAGGCGGCGAAACTGTAAAAGAAAGACAGAGCCTAGCAGATGCTTTAAAAGCTAAACCGGACAACGAATAATGCAACATTTTTATGATGGACAAATTAGAAGATATATTACTCAGCTAATAAGACTGTTCAGTAACTTCAAATACAAAGATGGTGAAGGTAAAGAAGTACAGGTACCTGTGATGTATGGAGATATGACAAGGCAGGTTGCTAACATACTCAGAGACAATAGTGAAAATAAAATACCTTCTGCTCCTAGAATGGCTGTATATATTACTTCCCTGGAACAAGATAGAACTAGAACAGCAGATTCAAGTTATACAAGCAAAGTACATATCAGAGAAAGAGCTTATGACGATAATAATAATGAATATCTAAACACACAAGGAAAAAATTATACTGTAGAAAGAATAATGCCGTCGCCCTATACGTTAGCTGTAAATGTTGATATTTGGTCTACGAACACAGAAATGAAACTACAAATAATGGAACAACTTCTTATGTTATTTAATCCCAGTTTAGAAATACAAACTACAGATAACTATGTAGATTGGTCAAGTTTGACTGTTGTAGAACTTACAGGGTTAAACTTTTCAAGCAGAAGTATACCGCAAGGTACAGAAACAGAAATAGATATAGCAAGTTTATCATTTTCAACTCCTATCTATATCAACTTGCCTGCTAAAGTAAAAAAACTAGGAGTAATTACAAATGTTATTATGAGTATTTTTGATGAATCTAGAGGAACAATAAATTTAGGTTTGTCAATGCCAGAACTTTCAGCTTACTCCGATACTGAAGATAACCAAGCAAAAACAGATTTACAAACTGGTAGAGTAATAAAAGGTGGTATCGATATTGGAGCTAATAATTATAAAGATTACGATGTACTGGTAATGGGCAATACGGCACAAATAGTTGATAGAGGGAGAGTAGGAAGTATAGCATGGGATCAAGTAATTGACCCACACCCTGGTGTATATAGAGCAGGACTATCTCAATTACAAATTAAAAGAAAACTTTTAACCGGCGAGACTGGTACAATAAGTATCAATGGTGGTATAACAATTAATGAACTAGATAGAACAAAGTTACAAATAGTATGGGACGAAGATACTATTCCTACAAATTCAAGTTTAAACAGTCCAAGTGGCAGGAACAATACAGGTAGTGTAGACTATATTATTGACCCACAAAAATATAATCCAAATTCAACAACAAAAGTAGCAGGTCTAAGATTGTTACTTCTTGGAAAAATAAATGATAGTAGTAACGTAGGCGGATTAATGACATTTGGCCAGGATCCAAGTGATGGTAGCAGTAGAGATCCATATGATGGTCCAGATGCTTGGAAAAACATAGACGGAAGTGATTTTGTGGCAGGACAAAATGATATTGTAGAGTGGGACGGGTCTAAGTGGCACATAGTATTTGACGCTAGTACGGATGATGGCACTGCAACCAAATATATCACAAACCTAAATACAGGCGTACAATATAGGTGGACTGGTACAGAATGGATACTCAGCTGGGAGGGTGAGTATCAAAAAGGTACTTGGCGCCTCGCACTTTAAGATAATTATTTACATGAATAGTGAAATCACATGTAGTGGAGCCTTATTCTATGCTTTAAAAACCAAAAGGTTTCTACTACTACATAGAACACAAAGTAAACAAAAAAACGTCTGGGGTTTAGTAGGCGGAACCAATGGAAAAAATGAGTATCCGTGGCCCGCTTTACAAAGAGAAATAACTGAAGAAATTGGACAGATACCAGAAATTTTGAAAACCATACCACTAGAAACATTTGTAAGTAGCGATGAAAAATTTAGTTTCCATACATATTTGTGTGTAACAAAAAATGAATTTATTCCTAATCTAAACGAAGAACATGATGGATATAGTTGGGTAAGTTTTGGCAAATGGCCAAAACCGTTACACATGGGTTTACGTAATACACTACAAAACAAAACTAATCAAACTAAACTTAAAACTGTTTTTGACCTTATAGGATATTTAGAGAATGAGAAAAATTAAAAGCATCACTATCGTTGGAGGTGGATCAGCGGCATGGCTAGCCGCAACTTATATACAAAATAATTTTTGGGACATGCCTTTAACGGTAATTGATAAAGAAGTAGGTAATCCAATAGGAGTTGGTGAAGCAACCGTTTTAACTTTTCCTTCATTCCTACGACAATGTGGAATTAATTTGCCTCAATGGTTTCAAAACGTTGATGCTACATACAAGGCCGGTATTGATTTTCCAAACTGGGTAGAGCCAGGTAGAAAAATTTATCACCCATTCTTTTTAAATAGATCATATTTTGATTTGAAATGTACACAATATGATATCTGGGCACAAAAACAAGATTTAGATTTTAGAGAATATAGTGTTCCTAGTTATCAAAATACTATGATGAACAAGGTCGACATATTCAATGCTTTTGAAACGTTAGCATATCATATAGATGCTGGGAAACTTGTAACTGAGTTACAAAACATTTGTACTAACACAGTAAACATCATCAAGAGCGATGTAGTCAAAGTAAATAAAGACCTAGATGGCTATATAACCAGCCTTGAACTAAAGAATGGTACAACACACCAGTCAGACTTTTACCTGGACTGTACGGGCTTCTTATCGCTGTTAAAAGACCAGAAAAAGGTGGAGTTACTGGATACAGGTAGACTATTCACCAACGCCGCAGTAGCAGGACATGTGCCATATGAAGACTTTGAAAAAGAGTGTGTGCCATACGTAAGTTGCCCTGCTGTGGACCATGGATGGATTTGGAAAATACCCACACAGTCAAGAATTGGTTCTGGTATGGTATTCAATAGTAATATTACTGACCCAGAAGAAGCTAAAAAATATTTTTGTGAACATTGGAACAATAGAATAAAGCCCGAAGATTTGAAATTAATCGATTGGACACCGTACTATAGTGAAAACTTTTGGGAAAAGAATGTTGTATCAATTGGGTTAAGTGGAGGATTTATTGAACCACTAGAGTCAACAGGATTAGCCAGTATGACATATGGTGTACAAGAACTTGCTTTACATATTCCGCAATACGCCTATACAGAAAATTCAATAGACATGTATAACAAAACAATGATGTCATGGTATGGTGATGCTGTTGATTTCGTTGGTAGCCATTATGCTGATAGTAAATGGGACACAAAGTTTTGGAATTACGTTAAACAAAAACACGTAAAATCTCAAAGACATTTATTTTATGAAGATTGGTTAAAAGATCCGCAAAGAACTTTTTATTCTGATGTGTCAAGTAAAACACTCTTTCATCCACAGAATTGGCAATTATGGTTAATACAAATGGGCTATCCAACAAACGTTGACCTAAACAGGTTAAGTCCAATGCAGATAGATTTTGCTATGCAAGAATTTATGGGATCAGAAGAAATAAGAAATAAATTAAGCATCTCACATAAAGATGCTATAGAAACAACCAATATGGGTTATGATTGGTATGTAAGATGTCATAGTACAGGAGACTTTTAGTGGGAACATTTACTTTAGCAAGTGGTCTTGGACTTTTATTCTGCGGTATAGTAGCTATGGCTGTAATAGGGTTTACAGGCCTTTGGATAGTTAACAAATTTAAGGACGAAGACTAATGAAAATAGTTATAGTAGGAGGCGGAACTGCTGGATGGTTGGCCGCTTTAATGTGTTCAAAAATTAGATCAGAACATTCTGTTACTGTA